AACATAGAATTTAACGCCCAAACTTCATCATACTTTTCACTTCTAATTCTTGATAAAATATAATCTAAACAAGTAGTGCCTAGACCTACTATCGCTATTTTTTTACCTTTTAAATTAACTTCCTGTTTATTTTTTGTCATGTTCTTTTTACCCTTACCATGCCGTCACGATAATTATCCGAATTTTCCATTCCCTCTGCATAATTTTTCAATCTAACGACGGCTTCTTGAAAACGTTGTGTGTATTGGGTAAGCAACTCCTGTTCACCTTTCATGTATATATAGGCCTCACATAAAGAGGCATATAACATGGCATCAGGCGCATTAGTTCCAAGCCAAGAAGTACCATCCCCAGAAGTAGTGATAGAAGTAGGACGATAATAATAATGAAGTTCTGTAGTATAACTAGAATCAGGAGTAGGGGCTAATATAAAATTTTGATAATCAAAAGGAGAATAATAAAGAGGCTCTCCTGAGGTTGAACTATTAGGTGTATATGTTTGAAGAAAGTTTACATCCTTTTGTAAAAGAAACTTTTTATCACTACTGCCATCTGTAAAAGAAAGAGAAAAAGAAGCTAAATAATCAGCAGGCATTGACAAATATTGGTTTCCACTTTCCATTGTTCCTGTGGCATTTTTTCTAAAATAATCTAAATCAACCTCTTTAAAAATTCTTTCTTCTGCATTTTTAATAAAATCAGAAAGATTAGAAACAAAGGTTGTTTCTGTATTTTGAGTATAATCTTGAATTGCTGTTTTTAAAGTTGTAAATGTATAACTCATGATGTCACTACCGTTACAATTCCTAATTGTGTGATTCCTTGAAGAGAAACACTTTTAGGTCCATCATCACTAAAAAAGCTCTGACCCACAGACACAACCATTGCTTCTTTTCTATCTGGTCTTGGATCAAAAAGTGCTATCGCTTCAATAGGAGGAGGATGAATTATTAATTGAGGTTGTTTAGATTCATATTCTGAAATATCAACTAAAGCACCTGTCCATTCTTTAATTCTTCGTGTATAAGGAAAAGCAACTCCACTACGGTCAGAAATAAATTTAGCATATTTTCCTGGTGAATATTTACTCATATTGTTGTATAATACCTTCCATCTGGAACTAATCGTAAATTAGCTTTATCTCTATCTTCATCGGCTGCTCTAGTAAATTCCTCTTCATATAAAATTTTTAACATTTCCACTTTTTCAGGTGCTTTTTTTAAAGACAAATAATAAGCTAGTCCCGCAGCTAAAGATGGATAAAATCTAAATGGAACTTCCATTGTATTTACCATTGTATCTGCATCATCCATACGAACTAATCTATCGTACACTAAAATATAGTTTGTTGAAGAATCAGGACTCGGCCATACTTTAATAATAGGAGTTATTTGTCTATCTACATAAAATTGATTAGGACGAGAAGTTATTCTCTTAGAAGAAATGTTTAAAAAATGATCTCTACTAACTCTACCCATTGCTAAATCACTTTGACCTGTGGCTCCACTATCTTGTCTTATAACTGCGCTTAATATATCAATACTAGATTGCACATTTATAAAATCAACAGCGCTACTTAAAGTAGTAGTGGCTCCACTTGTTCCTCCAGTTAAGGTTTCTCCTGAAGTAAATGTTCCAGAAGGAACAGTAATAGCTATAGAAGTAGCAGAGGGAATACTTGTAATACTTGCAGTTGCAGAACTTGTTCCTCCTGTAATCGTTTCCGCTGCAGAAAAATCAGTAGTAGAAGCAACTGTCATTGTTAATGTGCCTAAAGGGTATTCAGCAATACCTTCTGCTAAGGTAAGAGTTTCTTGCGAAATTGTCCATCTATTTATTCCTCTATTTGCCCAGTCTGCAAACAATATGTTTAAAGATCTTCTTGCTGTTTGCAAATCATAACCTGTGCGAACTTGAAGCCCACATCTCTCAAAGGCCTCTTCCACATATTCAGCCACATTCATATCAAAGTTTTTTGATCCTGATGTTGCCATTTAATCCTGCGCTTTTGTCTTTCCTGCATTTGGACCCGTTACTAATCTATTTAACTTACTTAACCTACTCCAAAAAGCCTCTTCTTTGTGAGTGATCCCTGCTTTTGGATTTTTTATAACAGATTTCATTTCCTTTGGGGTCTGCATTTCAGGAGCAACAAATGTTCCATGAGCTGCATATACAACCTTTTTTCCTGTACGCTTTGCATACTTCTTTGCCGATTTCGTTCCTCTCGGGCTATATGCAAAATGTTTATTTCCAACTTTTGGCATTAGCTTTTTCTCCTTTTTCTTAATTTTTTCAACGTTTGGGCAAAACGAGCTCTTTGTCCTAATTTACCACCTTTCTTCGCTGCTTTTGCAAGTGTTTTAGCAGGAATTTTTTGACCTTTTTTTATACCAAGTTGTTTTCTTAGAGCTCCTGGTTTTTTAATGGCTTTTTTAATATTTAACCTTTTTTTCCTTGCCATCTATTTTTTATCCCTTTTCTACAAGTCTATCTATTTTATCTTCCAATCTTCTTAGACACTGAAAAATTTCTTGTGTTTCTTTCTCCACCATATATTTAGTAGCATACTCCTCTCTAGTTTTGTTTAGTAAAATCTGTAGTCGCTTTATTTCTGCGACCATCTTACTAAACACCCATGCAAAAGGAGCTACTACTACAGTCAAAAGGATATTCCAAAACAACATAGGGTCTATTTCCATAAGAAAACCTATGAATAAAATACTGTCATCGCAGTGATGTCAGCTTGCGTAAAGGTAACATACCCCCCTCCCTTAAACAGAATTCCTTCGCTAGGAACATCAGGATAGGAATTCGTAGTTACTCCTGCTGTGGAAGCAAACTTCATACGAATTGTTCCTGTTCCATTGGTTTCTCTAAAATTAATAGTTTTTGCTGAAGCTCCATTTACAACATATAATCCTCTTAAACGCAATCTTCCCCTAAACATTACAGCAGAAATAGAAGTACCTGAACCAACAGTGACTGCTCCTGCGGAAGCTCCAGAAGTTGCGATTTGAGTAATAGTAGCAAAAAATGATGTTCCTGTTGCTGCGGCTGTATCAGCTCCAGTAATTACCTCAGTAGCAGCAGTCGCTGTTTCATCAGTTCCTGTTACTGTGAAAGTAATACCTGTATCATCGTCTGCAGACGTAATGGTAACATTTCTAGGTTCATCAAAAGTTACACTACCACCAGATGACAATGCACCGTTGATAGTCATATTAGTTGCTGATCCTGGAGATTGACTGGCGCATACGCCGTCAGTATCGGCTGTAGCAGCTTCAATAAAACTCGATTCTACATCTGATCCAGACATTATCTACTCCTTTATTTTTCCTATTAAAATCAATGCTTTATAAGCAGCACTCCATTTAGGTGGAAGAGAGCCTTTAGAAATATTAGGCTTCTTAGGCTTCTTATTTTCTACTTTTTTATCTGTTTCAGCCATGAGTTACTCCTTATGGTTGGTCATTAAACTGAGTCATACCATCAGTCGTACGTGATGAAACTGTTAGAAGATAATCAGCAGTTACAGTATTTGCTGTAGCTTCACCAGCAACAGCAGCAAACCAAGTAGTTAGTTCTGAAGTAGGAATGTTATCGGTAGTCGTTGTAACCAGTTTCCGATCAACATAAAATTCTACCATACCAGTTCCTGTTACCACAAAACCTAAACGTCTAGAATTAGTAATAGTGCTTCCAGAAACAGTACCATCAGCTAAATCAACGCCAGTATCTGTTTTAGTTTCTGTGCCTCCACTATCACAGACTGCATAAATATCTGCTGCTTCATCCACAACTAAAAACCCAATCTGGTTGTTAGTCGCAAAAGGGACGCCTGTAGCTAAAGTACCATTTTCGCATAAACCAACAAATATATCCATTTGGTCAGCATCACTACTTACAATGCGTGTTTCAAAAAAGATTTTTTTGCTAGCTTGTGCCGCCCAGACTTCATTACCCTGTAGAGATGCTCCAGTATCGTCGGAACCTGAACCAGCGATTTGATACCATCCATCAATGGTATCAGCTAAGACAGCACCAGTCCCACTTGTAAGTGT